CTGAATAACTCCACCTCTTTGCCGCTAGGCAGTTTTTTAACCTGAGGATTTTCTTCCCAGGAATCTATGTCTTCCTTTTTCTTCTTTATGGGATGTGCTAAAGACTTTCGCACTTGCTTAGACCCAGGATATGTTTTACCTAAGTTTCCAAACATAGCGTCTATAACATCATCAGACATCTTTTTGCGCCCGCTTTCTTAGCCATCGCTTTGATGCAGGAAATTCTACCTGTACCCAGAAAAAAATCAAATCCAGAGAACACTGTATGGTAGAAAGATGAATGCCTAAAGAAAATGCTTTAGTAAAAAATCCCCACTGAACCCAGACTCGCCCCACCTTGCGTTCGTACATTGTTACTTCTTGCTTGGGACAAATGCCCAGGTAACTGTTTTAGGAAACATAGTGTCAATGTCTTTTTCAGAAAGCTTTCCCTCATAAAGACAGGCCATAACTTCATCTTCATCTACTGTGGGGATTGTCTTAATGCAACGATCTGCCAGCCCCTTTGTTGCTAATAAAGCAACCGCGGAATCCATATCAAGCTTTTGTGATACACGGCGTTGACGTTGTAAAGACACATATCCATCTACTTCTTCAGGAAGTTCTAGCCATAGATGACCTTTATCATCCTCTACGCCATTGTTTTCTACTTCTTCCATTAATTCGTTTTTAACTTCAGATTGTGCTTTAGAAAGCTCATCAATCTTTTTCTTATAAGTAATGTACTCACGGACTTTTACAAGAAGAGGATTACTTGAAATCTTTCGTGGTGATGACTCAATATTTGGCATTTTATGCTCCTTTAGTTTTAGTGCCGATTGATATGCCATACACTAACAGAAAACCCCCCGGTGTCAAATCCGGGGGGGCTGTCTGGCAGGTGACTCTTAGGTCTAGTCTACTGCTCCAAATATTGTTTTAGAGCCTGGATAATCACGTCTGTAACTGTGCGCTTATCAGCGGCAGCCTTCTCTTTTACAGCGTTCCAGAGCTCATTTGAGACACGAATAGTGCGCGTGGGTGTCTTCGGTGAATTTGGCATTACTCTCCTATGCGTTTAGTAGAAACGCCCTCAATGTTCCCACGGTAAGGTTTACCCCACCCTGGTCGTTAATGCCCTCGCCGTCTATTACAGCATTTGCTATAGCAGACTTTTGCAACAACATCTCTCGTTGACGTTGCTCGAGTGAGTTCTCCATTAGTATATCTTGTACAACAATTCGCTTCCAAGTGCTGGAAGCACGTTTAATTCTTCCATTACGTTGAACCGCTAACCCGGCATTCCACGGTAGATCATAGTTCACTAACAAGTTTGCCTGTGGCAAGTCTACACCATATCCCCCAGCGTCGGAAGATATAAAGAGCCTACATTCAGGGTCTGTTTGAAACTTTATCTTTGCTTCTTCTTTTTGTTTTGCATTTAGCTGACCCGTGTACACAACAGACCCATATGGAAGAGATTGTTGTAACAGCGTAGTCATGCCAACAAAACTTGAGAATATAACGGCTTTGTTTCCGTCATACTGAGATAAAAAATCATTTATGTATTGCTTTAATACTTCTAATTTAGGTCCAGAGTTCATGCCATCTAATAAACCCAGAGCTTTAAGTTCAGATGCATACCCAGATCCTCCGTAAAAACCCGGAATGTTTAAAGTATTACCATCAACAACTACTGTTCCATTATCAAACTTATCAGCACTTTTTAGTAAAAGCTGGGGATCATCGCAAAGTAGGCGTAAACAAGTCATCTTAGACATAATCAAGCCTCGAAGCTCATCCATCATTCCGCCTTGATCGCTTTGTCCATAATGTGAAAAAATATCAAATCCAGAACCAAAGGACTCTAATGCATCATCAAGATTTATAACAAGATCTCTAACAATGTGTGTGTACAATTTTTTACCTGCACGATCAAATGGAACAAAGATTGGTTCTGCGTGAATAGACTCGGGTAAGTACGGTGCTACATCGGGATCTGATTGTCTCTTACGTACTGATGCACTTCCTAAAGTTTTAGTAAGGAGAGGTAAGTTTCTGTATCTCTCTACGCCACCAAAACGATTACGCACAATAAACGTATTATCAAAAAGATCAAATCGTCCTAATACCTTTTGATCTACAAACTGCATAATACTGTAGAGCTCTTCTGGCTTACCATTTTCTACGGGGGTGCCAGTTAAAGCATACTTAACCGGACTATTAAGTTTCTTTACGTATTTAGCTCGTTTTGATCTAAAGGATTTGATGGCGGTTGCTTCGTCGCAAACAACAAAGGATCTGTTGAGCTGCTCAACGAGCTCCCAGTCGTTAACAACTTGCTCGTAGTTAATAATGACGTAATCAACGAGTGTATGCCCCCAGTCGAGAGCCTCTGTGTATTGTTGTGCTCGTTTTGACGGCGTTCCGTCAATGACCACAACGTTTGCAGATCCATCTGTAAATTTCTCAATCTGTTGTTTCCACTGATATTTCAGGGAAGATAGGCAGATTATTATACCTGGCCCCACTATCTCTCCGGAGTCCTTAAGTTCTTCCAAGGCAGCAATCGTAAGGACGGTTTTACCTAACCCAAGGTCATAGGCAACAAGCATACGCTTGCGAGAAACCATAGCCTCTACTGCCTCTACCTGATAAGGCAATAAGGTGCCTGTAAAGCTCATACCAAAAGGTTTTGCATTCTAGAGTTTACAAGTCCCTCTAAATCGGCAATAGTCCCATTATTAGTAAAGATTTGATCTACTGGGTAGCCATCCATTTGAGACTCTGATACGTGCGCATTTACGGCCGATACTCCATTACGTTTGATTCTCCACAATTGAGAGTTGTCATACTTTTTAATGGCCTCAGCTTCGTTTTCAAAACGAACGTCAGTAATAACATAATTAGATGCCCCAAATAAACCAAGCCCATCTAAAGACTGCTTTACCCAAAAGTCATCCCCAAATAACTTACGGGCGGCAACTCCTGAAGTTTGTAATAAACGACGTATTTGTGGGTTTTGTTTAGCTTCTTCCCAACCAACCTTATCTACGCACTCTTTAACAAAACGTGGCTCAAAAGCAATGGTGTCATACATGGGATTAGTTTCGTAAAGAAACTCTCTAATTTTGTCAGCAAAAGCAACTCTTGTAAACCCGTGCTGCTCTACCAAAACCTTAGCAACAGTGTCTTTGCCTGATTGCGCGTATCCGGTTAACCCAATAATCATTTTAAGATACCCCCTAGTTTTACACAGTGAACGGCGTTATCAATTCCCCATCTTACCGCATTCATGCTCATATCACCAATATCTTTAGCACCGCTATCTGCGTAATTAAATGCCCAAAATTCTATTCCACGTTTTTTAGCCTCTACTTTAAAATCTTCTAACGCTTTATAGCCGGCGGGATCTATATCGGGGTTATCGAAAGCAATAATTAACTTATCTGCTTTACGCATAAGGTCAAACTGAGCATCGCTGACGGTAGCCCCACAAAGAGCTACTCCTCCGCACTTAACTGCATCAAGTGGGGACTCTACAACAATCATAGTTCCACCCTCCCAAGCGTCTATACCAAACAAAGACTTGGATTTTTTTAATCCTGTAGGTCGGTTCATAAAATGACGCTCTAATTGTCCTTTTTCTTGCCACCCCATTAAGTTTCCTGTTTCAGGCTCTCTTATTGGAAGAATCCAAGAATTTAAAGAAGTGGACCATTTTACCGAATATTTTTTACAAGCCTCAACACTAACTTGACGTGCTTCTAAAGCCCACTCGGGAGGTTCTGTAAATACAGCTAAACGGGCTTCGCTCATTGGCACAACCGTAGGCAGTCTTATATATGAAGACCTAGATTCTTCCATTTGTTTAATAAGGTTTGGAAGATCTATATTTATACTGGAAGATAGCCACTCTTTTGCTGCGTCGTAATCAGACAGCCCGTAGTCTGTTTTAAAATCACGAAGATCACATATAAGACTCAGTAATGAGCCCTTATATCCACAAGAAAAACAGTTATGAACACCGGTATCCGCGTTTACCGACCAAGAAGGATTTATATCCTCTCTTCCGGTCCTCTCAACATGCATAGGACAATGTCCAGAGATTTCATGCCCATGTTCATAAGCATCAATACCAAGCTTTACGAGTACTGTGTAAACCTCGTTATCCCTGAATGCAGCAGCCATCACACTTTCCTTCATGCTCAAATTTAACTACGATATCTTTATTAGTTTCATCTGGATCTACGTGCCCAATACCATGAGAACATAAACGCTCCATCGCATATACAGTTGAGTTCCAAATCTGCGGCCAAGATCGCAAAGGATGATCACTACGATTGTGTAGAGTACAGGTAGTTCCTTTACATTTTCCAGGAACATGTGCGCGTGTAAAAACAACTTCTGAATGCTCTAACTGAGCTTTACCAATCATAATCGTCTTCCTTTTCTAGGGGTTCTTCGGGAGTATATCCTTCTGGC